AGAGCCAGCAGCGCCACCGGCAGCGCCACCGGCAGCGGAGCCAGCAGCGGAGCCAGCAGCAGAGCCAGCAGCAGAGCCAGCAGCAGAGCCAGCAGCAGAGCCGGCAGCAGAGCCGGCAGCGGAGTCTACCTGGGCGTGGAATGCTGACTTAGCCGGGCAAGGCGACGCACCTGAGTGGCTTAACACATCGAAGTACCAGAATGTCGCAGAGCAAGCCAAAGCCTATCAACAGCTTGAGTCCAAGTTTGGCGGCTTTACTGGAGCCCCTGACGAGTATGAGGCTAAACTGCCCGAAGATTTAGTGCTGCCTGAAGATGTCGAGTGGGAATTCAACGCCGAAGACCCTTTGTTTCAAGCCATCATGCCAGTAGCCAAAGAGCTCAACATGTCACAGAGCGCACTTGATAAATTGTTATCGGTGTATGTGCAGCACGAAGCCCAAGGTGTGTCAGCGCAGGCGCGCGAGGCTCAAGCAGTCAGCGAGCGAGAGCTGGCCTCAATACCCGACGGCGTTAACCGTGTGGGCGTTGCAGCAGCATGGGCTAGGGCCAACCTTGATGAGCCTGGATATGAGGCTTTCAAAGGCATGCTCCAAGACCAGCGCAGCCTAGATATGGTCGAGAAGTTTATTTCGCTGTCGCGTACTGGCAAGGTGCCGGTCAACCCTGATGCTTATGGCAAGGCTTACAGTAAAGAGGAGGTGCAGGCCGAGTTCCGCAAGACTGATGAAAATGGCAAGAACCTTTATGAGACTAGTCCAGAGCATCGCACAAGGGTTCAGCGCATGCTATCTCAGCAACATGACTAACGATTGACCAATGGTGATTTATTTGACCATTGAGCTCCATTGGGTAATATAATTAATCGGCGGCAGCAATGTCGCCATACCATTCCCGACAGATACCTCGCAAGAGCCTGACATTGGAATGATTCAACCAATTGAATCGGCCCGTTAGGACACCCGATTAAGAAGGTTAATTAACCCTTACTTAATTACTACGAGGTATTTGCAATGAGCAAAAACTTATCCCCCGTAGCTCAGACTGAATTTGATAACTTAGTTCATCAAGTCTTTCAGGGCTCAGAAAAAACTGCAGGTATTGTTAAGACACGCTCAGGCGTTGTTGGCGATACTTATAAATTTCGCACAATGGGCAAAGGCATGGCTAATCAAAAAGCCAGCCAAGCTGACGTTACCCCGATGGATGTTACTCACAGCTTAGTGACATGCACATTGGAAAACTGGTTGGCCCCTGAGTACACCGATATCTTTGATGCTGCCGAAGTAAACTTTGACGAAAAGTCTGAGTTGGCTAAGTCTATTGCTAAGGCATTAGGCCGACGCAAGGACCAGTTGATTATCGATGCGCTTATCGCTTCTAGCCCACTGGCTACTATCGGCACCGACGAAGGTGGCGCAGGTACGGGCATGAACATCGACAAAATTCTCGCAGCGAAACAACTGCTTGATGACCAAGAAGTCGATGATGAAAACCGCATTATGTTGTTAAGTGCTCGATCAATGGGCTCATTACTTAATGATGCCAAGCTAACCAGTGCTGATTACACCTCAGTTCGTGCGTTATCTAATGGACAGATTGATACCTTTGCAGGCTTCAAGTTTGTGTTCATTGGTGCTCGCGGCGAAGGTGGTATCAAAGTGGCTGCTAACGTCTATGACGGTTATGCATTCCATATGGATTCAGTCGGCATGGCTATTGGCATGGACCAAAAAACTGAAGTTAACTATGTACCCGCTAAGACTTCGTGGTTATGTAACGGCATGTTAAAAGCCGGTGCAGTCGCGATTGATAATACGGGCATCGTTAAAGTTCAAGCAACCGAAACTACCGCCTAGGAGGTGATCAAATGTCTTTTTCAGATGGCGTTTTGGAGCGTGTCGGCAGTACTAATACTGACGCAGGCGTTCTTTGGAAGTACAAAGAAAATGCAACTTTAGCAGCAATTCGTGCAGGCTCGTATTTTGATACAGCGCAGCCTTATGGCTTAGCCGATGGTGATGTCGTAATGATATTCGCTAGTGATGGCTTTGGCATGAGCTCGATTGCAGTTGCAGGAACTGTTTACTCTGTTGGTGAGAGTATAACTTCCGCTTAATCCCCCCCCACCGGAGGATAGGGGTGGCCGGTAACTTCGCAGCCGGTCATCCCGACTTTTATGGCAAGTAAAATTGATATATTTAGTCAAGCATTAGTGTTGCTTGGTGAGGCACCCATATCATCATTTGATGAGGGTGTTCCAGGCGTAGTTGCTGGTAGTCTTTATGAGACTACTCGCGACTCACTTCTAACATCTAATCGATGGCGATTTGCTGTCGGTAAGGCTGATTTATCGCGACTGACTGCGACACCACTTAATGAGTGGAGCTACGCATTTCAGTTGCCTTCCAATATGCTCATGCCTATTCAGATTAGTGGCACATCGCCCTATGAGATATTTGAGGATAAGCTGTACACCAATACACCCTCGGTGCAGCTTGAGTATGTATTTTCACCACCAGAAGAAAGCTACCCGGTTTATTTTGTTGAGGCATTGGCTGCGCGCCTAGCTGAGGTCATTGCAGTGCCGATAACCAACAATCTATCGCTGCGTGATGTTATGTCGCAGATGGCAAGTGTTCGGATATCTGAGGCAAGTTTCAGAGATGCGCAGGGAAGGCCAGTGACATCTATCGTCAGCAACCCGTTTAGTCGCGCTCGAAATTGAAGACATATACGCTGCAAAGCTCATTCAATAATGGTGTGCTTGACCCGACCATGCGCGCCCGATTTGATACTGACCAATACTATCAAGGCTGCGAGCAAGGCGATAACGTCAAGTTTCTACCTCAAGGCGGGGCACGACGACGACCAGGGCTCGACTTCTACCAAGAGCTGCCTGGTAAGGCTCGGATTATCCCGTTGGTTATTAACTCGGATTCTTGGTACATCCTCGCCTTTACTGATTTGTTAGTCACTGTCTATAACAAGATGGGGGTGCAAGTCGGCGCTACCGTTGCTATGCCATACCCGGCTAACAAGTTGTTTGATGTTGACTTCGCCCAGAGTGGTGAGTCACTGCTTATGGTCCACGAAGATTATCAGCCGTTGATTTTAAGCAATGATGCCGGTCAATTCATCAAGACAGATGTTACTTTTATCGAGCAGCCTCAGTTTGATTTTACCGATGCTCAATCACCTACTGGCACCGATGAGATTCAACAGATAACCTTCAGCAACGTCAATACCAATGCTAACTATAAGTTGACGTTAGAGGGTATCGACACTGAAGAGTTAGTGTATGAGGCTAATAGTGCAAATAATGTTGCCAATATAAAAGCGGCTTTAGTTGATTTGATCAATACGCCCGACACAGGCATCGAGGTAGTATTTAATACTCCGGTCTACCAAGTGACATTCTCAGGTGCTGCTGCAAAAGATTGGCGAACCATTGCAGGTCGTCGAGTGGATGCTGGCACTGGGGCTATATCAGCAACATCAACGCAGGACGGCTCACCGCAGAGCGAGGACAGCTGGTCATCTGTCAGGGGTTGGCCCAGGACTGTAACCTTCCATGAAGGGCGCTTGTGGTTTGGTGGCTCCAAGCAAAGACCCACTACTATGTGGGGCTCTTACGTTAACTCATTTTTCAACTTTGGGTTTGGTCGCTCACGCGATGACCAAGGTATTGAGTACACGCTTAACACTGACCAAAACAACCGTATTAATGCAATTTACTCATCAAGGACGCTGCAAATATTTACTGCAGGCGGTGAGTTCACTTTGGTTCAGAATGAGTTTGACCCTATCACACCATCGAATGTGCGCATATTGGCTCAGACTCACTACGGTGCCAAGAAGGTTAAGCCGGTAGATATTGAAGGTGTGGTGACGTTTGTGCAGCGCACGGGTAAAGCTATTCGTGAAATGTTTACTGAGTCTCAGGGTATGGCTCAGGTTTACACCGCACCCAGTATTTCTTATTTAGCACCATCGCTGATTAACAACCCGGTGCAGCTTGAAACGCTGCGAGGCACCTCGGCTGAGGATGCCAACTACATCATAGCGATTAATAGTGACGGCACCTGTGCGACATTCAACACATTGCGCGATCAAAATGTCGCGGCGTGGTCACGCTGGATTACGCAAGGCTCATTCACCTCTGTGGCAACTGCATTTGATGATTTATGGTTTGTCGTTAAACGCAGAATTGGCGAGGTGAACAAATACTATCTAGAAAAGGCCAATCCTACTAAGTACACCGATTCGACCATCTCAACGATAAGCTCCGGCAGTGCGCAACCAGCCGGTGTGCGAGCCGGTTACGACCACCTTGAGGGCAAAGAGGTGCGTATACGGCTGGATGGTCAGGTACAGAATAGTCAGACCGTCAGCTCTGGCAACATCACATTTGACCGAAGTTGGAATTATCTGGAGGTTGGTCTTGAGTACTCGGTAATCATTAAGACGATGCCCATTGCCCAGAATGCTGGGGGTGGCTTTAATCTCGATGATGAAAAGCGCATTACCCGCTGCACCCTTGAACTCTTTGAGTCGCTCGGTGTTGAGGTTGATAACGTCAGGTTGCCAGACCGTAAGATAGGCGACCCAATGGGCCAGGCACCTACGCCCTTCACGGGTAGAAAAGTAACAGCGATTTTGGGTTGGTCCAAGATTCGCCAGGTAACTATTAAACAATCCGACCCAGTGCCGATGACACTACTGGGTCTTGGTTTAGAGGTAGATGGATAATGGGCGCAGCAGCAGTTCCAATAATGGTATTTTCCACCGTAGCATCGGGTGCTATGGCCTACAGCGAGAAAAAGAACGCAGCAATCCTTGCTAAGAATGACGGCAAGAAAGCTGCTCAAATGGAAAAGATAGCAGCTAACGAAAAGGCTATAGCGCGGCGCGAAAAAATGATTGTTGCGTTATCGAGCCAGATGGCGATGAATGGCGCATCCGGGGTACAGATGAGCGGCTCAGCTCTAAATGTTGCTGAGACTGACTTAAACGAATTCGAGAAGGAAGACCGACGCAGCGGCATCATGAGTAGAATCCGACAGGGTAATTATATTGCTTCAGGTAATAACCAGGCCAAGGCTTTGAATGCAAGTGCAAGTGTAGGGCTAATCAACACAGCCGCCAGCGTTGCGCAGATTGGCGCAACTGATTGGAAGGCTAATTAATGGCTAGATATCAACGAACATATGGCGGGTTGGGTGAGATGGGTAGCGATGGCGCTGCGCAATCTAAGCTCAGTATTGCTAACACCTTCGAGCAGTTTCAAGGATTAACTACCAGCCTGGGCACGACTTTTGGTGCGCGCAATGCAAAGGCCAAAGCAACAGCAGCGGCTACCGAATACGACCCCAGTAAAGGTGCCCCAAAGTTAAGTAAAAATGGCAATGCAGCAGGGCAAAGCTATAACGCCGTTGTCATTAAGTCCTACCAGCAAAAGGTGCAGAACGATGCGCATGCTCGGCTTGCTGAGTTAAGTGAGATTTATAAAGACGACCCACAAAGCTACAACGCCGCTGTGGCTGAGAATCGCACCTCTTTAATTAACGAAGCTGGGCCAGAGATGGCTGGGCTTGCCGGGTTGGCTTTTGATACGCAAGCAAGTCAATACGATGCGCAGATTCGCATAGAGATTGCCAAGCAGAATAGAGCGCAGGCGCGCGTTGAGCAGGGTATTCGCATAACTCAGTCAGAGTCCCTGGCGCGTGACTATGTTGCGGGTGGTGGCGATGACCCGGAAGTTATAGCGGGGTTACTCGAAGGTTACGACGACGCGCTGCTTTCTTCTGAGTCGTTTAACGACCAAGAGACTCAAGCTAAAGCTATTGAGTTTAGGAAAGATTTGACGCTCAACCTTTACATGACTGACCTGCGCACCAATTATTTAGAGAAAGGTGATGTCGCCGGCGCTATGAAAAAGATGCAAGCGGTTCGTAATCGCCAGGTGACGGATGGTAGTGCATCTGACCTCACTCGGCAAACAGGACAAACCCCTGAGCAGATTGCTGAAGTGATGTCGATTGCGATTAAACAACACGTTGAAGAGAGCTCGGTCGCCGTTAAGGCTGAGAGTTCGCAGCGTACAGCTACCTCACAAGAACTGGCACTAGCAGCGACTGCTGCTAATAAGAATTTGATCGATCTTGGCCCGGCTGTTACAGCCGATGATGTCAATTTATATCGCGCCTCATTAAGCTCGTCAGATTATCGAAACTGGATAGACCGAGTTAATGGCAAGCCTGCTGAGAAAAATACACTGGGCTACTCAGCTATTTACTCTGACGTACTGGTTGCCGTGCAGGAGGAAAACTTCACCTCACTAAAACAAATAGAAGATGATGCGGTCGGTCTTTTTAGGGATGGAAAAATTAGCCTAACTGAGTACAACTCGATTAGAGATGCGGCGCTCACATCACGGTTTGGTCCAGGTCAGGAGTTGCTCGGCTCTATGGCTAAGACGGCTACACAGCTGGGTAAAATGACTAGCACTATAGGTGTCCAACGAGCTCACTCTGAGTTTGAAAGTTGGATGCGCGCCAATCCAGAGGCTACGCCAGAGCAGTCTGAAGAGAGGGTCATAATGCTAATTAAGAAGCACATACCCGACCTGGCTGGAACAATTATTGGTTTTGACTCAGCAGGCGGCGCAGATGAGGCAGAAAAGAAAGCCAAGGTTGACGCTGCTTATGCTGAAGCAGTAACGCGACTTAAAACAAACGATGCTGCGCTAATCAGGGTAGACCAGACTTATATCAAAACGATGCAGGCAATAAATAATGGCGGGTAAAAGGTCGATTGTAGAGGGTGTTGGTAAGGCCATTAAAGAGCAGCTCAAGCCTATTGCTGATGAGCAGCGCCTAATTAACGAAGGGTTTGATAACCCTGACCAAAGCGCAGAGGCACGGCTTAATCGCGGCTTTGACAGTATGCGCCCTGAGCGAGACATAGAGGTTGAGCGACTAAATAATTCGCTTGGTGAGTCGTCCGGTCCTGCTTATTTTGATGCTGAAAATCAATACAAAGAGATGCGCGATTTATTTCTAGATGATTTGCCAGAAGATTCTGAGGCTGAGGATGTGCTTAGGTGGGCTCAGCAGCAAACGCCTCAAGTACGCAACTATATTAACGCATTAGAGCGTGATGATTGGCTGGGTTTTGATTACCCAAGCCAGGCTATTAGCAGCTCAATGACTGACCAAATTGACCGCTTTGAAACATCGCAAGGTTTGAGACAATCGTTAGGTGTTATTGCTAACAAAGGTGTGGCTCCCGCAGCCGCTGTTGCAGTCGGTGTGACTGCCATGACACAAAGCGAAGAGGCTGATGCTGGCTTGTTAGACACCGGTGCGCGACTTTTTGATAAGGCGTATCAAGGTGCGAAACGAACTGACCAAGATGAGCGAGCTATTGAGGTTAATCCTAGAGCTGCAGCTGCTCGCACAATGCCCGTTTCAAACCAAGAAAAATCAAAAATCCGTGAATCTCTAGGCAAGGTCAAGGGTACGAAAGTAACAGGTGGTATCGATGCGGCGCGAAACTTTAAAGACCGCCACCCTAGTACTGGTGTTGAGTTGCCGTGGGCAAAAACCGAGGTTACTGGTGTTGAGGCGATCTATAATCCAAACACTAAAAAGTACACCTATAAGGCCCAGGTTAAGCAAATACCTTATGCCTACAATATTGACCCGAAAACAGGCAAGCCAGCACCGGTTGGCTCGCCCTATTTTAATGTGCTTACTGCGCGCGTAGGTAGTGAGATTGTTGATATTGCTAGACGGGCTGATGCTAATGACCCTGCTGCACAACGCATTATGGCTAACGCCGGGTGGTATAAGAATGTTCAGCAGCGCGGATTTAATGAGTACGGCTCGTTTTTTGACACCTTTGGTGACCTGTTAGGTGCCACATCGCCCAACACCCCCGTTGGTACTAACTTTAATTTCTCGCGAGCTATTGTCTCTCGGCTGGGCACGGGTGAGCTTGATGAGAAAATTGAACTCTTTAGCACTACGCTAAATGACATTGACAACTTAGTTGGCAGAAATGCAGAGCTTGAACAGATAGCCAAAGACACTGACGGCCAGACGGTTAAGCAAGCTAAACAGTCTGAAGAGTACATGGCAAATGTGCAGGCTATTAAGGCTCATAAAGCAGTATTAGATAATGACCCGCTGCTACAGCAGACTCGCGAAAAAGTCACCTATAGTAAGTCTGGCAATGTCAAGATTGAGACTGTTGGTGAAGGCAAGCGATATGGGATAAACAGCGGTAACGCGATGATAGCGTTAGCGGATAAGTGGCGCATATTTAAAAAGGACTCAGCACCCAAGGCTAAGAATTTCTCAGGGAATCTGGTTGGCTATAGCGAAAAAGCAACGATTGATGTTTGGGCTGCGCGTAATTTACGACGGCATTCTGGTCGCCCACAAATACCATCACAAGCAGAGCAGGGCGTAGTTGGTACTATCACTGACCCTGGCACTATGACCAGCGGCGGTGAGTTTGGTTTTGGTCAAGATGTGCTGGCTAAAGCCACTGACGATATTAATGCGCAGCTTGGCACTAATTACACCCCAGCAGATGTGCAGGCATTGCAATGGTTTGCTGAAAAAGAGTTATGGTCTAAAAATGGTTGGACCAACGCAATGGGTGAGGGTGGTTCGTTTGAAACCATGATGGATAACTCACCCACAAGTTCATGGATAGCCGGTACTTCACGGGCTCAGAGTTTGGAATTTCAGGGTATTGATGTTGACCCTACCGCAGCTGACCAGCAGGCGCTCATTGATAATGTGCAGGGCAAGTTTAACGATGACCCAGACGTTGTTGTGTCAAAAGCCAAGACAACCCAGGGCAGGTATTACTCGGACACGGAATCCTCACTCGATATCGATGTGGTTACTCAGGCTCACACGATACCTACCCAGGCATTTACTGAGGTCGCCAGGCAGGCTGTCAAAGA